TTATGCGATCGTCGGCAGCGTCAGATGTGTATAAGAGACAGGAATATAACAACACCTGAATGTTGCATCCACATGTACAAATGTTGCAACTCTACATACCTACGTTAAATTTTTCAAGCTCTCTGGAATGAAATCTTTCCAATTCAAAATAATTCTGACCCTTTCCTGCACAGTCGTGAATTGTGCCGTGGATAACAACCCTCATTGCAAGAATCTTTCTGAATCAACCTTTTCTTGACACATTTAGTAATGTACAAATGTTGCTAGTTATGGATTTTAGTTGTTTAACGCAGCTACGTCAAATTACAACGTGTATAATATTACAATAGGTATTGACACAATAGCCTACTGTATACTATAATGTAATTACTGGGAATGATATTTATTCATTAGCGCACCTGCTAAGCTTAACATAGTCAGGGGTGAAGAGCCTAGTTAAGCCAGGATTGTTGTGACTACTACGCAATGATGTTATCATTCCCTTTCATAAGGAGCGTTAGCTTAATGGTAAAGCTGTGACCTCATAAGTCATTAACTAAAGGTTCAAGTCCTTTACGTTCCATCATTAACTTAAAGAAAGGGTATCGTTATGTTAGACGATAAGGAATGTAAGAGATTTAGGGCACGCACTAAGAAGTACCTTAAACGCTGGATGGCTCCATGTGAGCTTAGGGATGGTTTCGTATTTGTAGGAGAGCATAAGCATTTCATAGATGCAGAACATTTCATTGACTGTTATAAGGATAGCCCAACGATGTTTGACTATGAATGTAAGTGCGACCTTATGATTAGTCATGTACTCATGACCAACCTAGACATTGCTCAGGCTGCGGATGATATAGTTCAGACAGTGATGGAGGGTTTCTAATGTGGTATGACCCTAGAATCACCCTGTCACATAACTGTCTATTCAACTTTGTAGTTGGTGCTCGTTCAGCAGGAAAAACCTTTAACACTCTAACATATTGTTGTGACAAGTTTTTCAAAGCTGCACCGGATGACCCTTTTGAGTTTGCCTACATTCGTAGATATAAACCGGAAATGAAGCAAACCCAAGAGCACCTATTTGATGATTTGGTGGCGAATGGCTACCTAGAAAACTGCAAGATTAACACTAAGAATAACCCAGGACTAATAAATAAGAAGCCGATTGTAGACTTTTTCACACTGTCAACAACTGCCGGTATGGTCAAATCTGTTCCCTATCCTAACGTAAAGTTGATTGTATTTGAAGAATTTCTAGTCAACAAAGGCCAGAGGTATCTACCAAATGAGGTAGACAGATTCCTAGAGTTATATGTAACGATTGCAAGAAACCGTGATGTTCCTGTTCTGTTCCTAGCCAATGCAACTTCGCAGTCGAACCCCTATTTCTTAAAGTTTGGAATCCGTCCTAATGGACAGGAATTTCAAAAGATAAAGAACCCAGATGGTTCAACGGATATTTTACTTCACACATGGAGAGATGAACAGCAACAGGAAGAACGTAAAAACTCTCGTTTTGGTTCCATCATTGCAGGAACAACGTATGAGGATTATGCTGTAAATAATCTCTATTGGTATGATGATTCAAGCTTTATTGAGAAGCGTGACCCTCAGAGTACCTTAAAGTTCCTCATGTATTGGAATGGTAAGACATACAGCGTATGGTCGAGTTTACGAAAAGGTAAGATATGGATTGATTCCAGTCTTAACCCTCCCTCTGCATATACATATTGTTTCACTACAGATGAACAAAAACCGAACTATCTTTTAGCTAGAGCCTTTAAGACAGGTGGGCATTTTAAGCTAATGCAATCTGCACAAGCGCAAGGTTGCTTATACTTTAATGATATAAACTGTAAGAACGCATGGTTTGAAATGTCTCGTCTTATTAATCTAACATGAAAGGTGGTGAACAAATGATGCAATATGAATTGGCAGTTGCTTTCATGGCTATGGATGTAGTCACTGGATTGCTTCAGGCCATCAAGAATCGAGATGTAAATAGTACTAAATTTAGAGATGGACTGTTTAAGAAAACCGGAACTATTGCCGTAATGGTATTCGGTTGGCTTGTAGACTATGCTCAGAATTATGTTGACTTAGGGTTCTCCATTCCTATTGCCCTTACGCTCTGTATTGCGGTAATCGTAATGGAATCTATCTCCATTCTTGAAAACATTGGTAATCTTAACCCAGATTTGGTTAAGATTGTAACTCCGTTTCTTGAGAAACTTAATGGAAAGGATAACAAGTAATGCGTGACGCACAGCAGTTGAAAGACCTTACTGCACAGGTTCTTAACAACCTGTCCGACCAAGGCGCAGCTTCTAATGCTATGGCAGATATCAATACAGATTATGCCGAAGCCATTAGTACCATTGATGACTATAAACAACAGGTAGAACAGCTTACGCAGGCTAATGAGAAGCTGAAAAAAGATAACATGGCGCTGTTCCTTAAAGTAGATGTAGGCTCTCCTAAGGAACAGGAAACTAAAGTTAAAGAGGATGATTACACCATTGATTCTCTTTACGATGATAAAGGCCGTTTGGTCTACTAAAGAAAGAAGGTATATACATGAGTAATGTTCAGAAAATTGTGAACGCTACTATTCAGAACTCCCCGAACCTTAAAGGCAATGTCCCCCTGATGGCGAAAGCAGAAGACCTTCAGGCAACTGGTGGTGCGATTCTTAATTATCAGCCTTTCATGAACGAGTTTATCGACACGCTGGTCAACCGAATCTTGTTTCAGGAGTGTCACAACAGCATTTTTCAGAATCCCTTGCAGATTCTTAAAGGCCGTCAGGTTCCGTTTGGCACCGATGTTCAGGATAACATCGCAAATCCTGCTGTGGCTACTCCTTATGACCGTTCCGCGATGTCTGATGTTCTTACCGCTCACAAACCTGATGTAAAGACTGTTTACTATCGCCGTAATCGTCAGGATAAATATGCACTTACGGTTTACGATGAAACTCTTAAAGGGGCTTTCATTAGTGAGGGGGATTTTAATGAGTTCTTGCAGATGCTGCTAAACACCCTGACTAATGGTGATAACATTGACGAGTATCATCTTATGACTGGCCTTATGGCACAGGCTATTGATGACGGCAATGTACATACCGAGGTTGTCAGTGGAGTTGATACTGAGCAGCACAGCCGAGACTTGGTTAAGGCTGCTAAGACTAAGTTCCTTCAGTTCCAGTTCCCCAGCACTAACTATAATATGTATAAGAAAATGGCAACCGATGCAGGTGTCGCTAATCCTACTGACCTTACCACTTGGACTACTCCTGAGCGTATGGCCATCGTTATGCGAGCTGATGTAGCAGCTGCGACTGATGTCGATGTTCTGGCTAAAGCTTTTAACATGAACAAAACTGAGTTTATGGGGCGTCAGATTATCGTTGATAACTTTGGTGATGGTACGACCTCTGCAAAGACCCTTGCTGTTCTTATGGATATTACGGCTGTCCGTACTCATGATAACATGTTTAAGATTGCCAATACTCCGTATAACGCAAGTACCCTTTCTCGCAATTACTTCCTGCATCATTGGGAAACTATGGCTTATAGTCCGTTTGCTAATGCTTATGCGTTTGTCACTGCTTAATAGTTAATAGCGTGGGTAGGCTCTAAACGGAGTTGTAAGTGGGTGGGGTTATTAACTAAAGGAGAAATATATGTTTACACCAAGTACAAACTTGCGATTGCTAAATGTTCCTCTCGAAGCAGGTTATTCTGATACATTGTGGTTCCCAGATGTAAACACGCAGACCCAGTATTTCCTAGGCAAGGTTGTAAAAGCTATCAATGACTTTAACTTCATTAAGAAGGACAACACAATTACCATTAATGGAAATGTCGAGACTTATTATAACTGTAACTACATTATGTATCAGAACGCAAACTTCTCTAACAAGTGGTTTTATGCATTTATCAATAGGATTGAATGGGCAAGTAATAGTAGCACTCGCCTGTATTGCTCTACCGATTGTATTCAGACATGGTTTTTTGATATAACCTATTATCAGAGTTTCGTGGAAAGGCAACATGCGGGAAGTGATAATGCTGGTGATAACATTGTACCTGAACCATTTAACGCTCCCATGGTTAAGTTTAACACTAGCACATCAGCTGTATTGGATTTGGAACCTAACCAGATAAATATTTATGCAACATGTATGCCTGATGGTTCATCCATGAGTGGTGAAAAAGTTAATGGGATATACAGTGGTGCAGGACGGATAGGCTCAGCTATAGAGCCAGATACGGCTTCAAATATTTTGAAACAGTATGTTGATAATGGTTTAGCAAGTGCAGTTAGCAGAATACAGCAAGTGCCAAGTGTATTAGCAAGTGGAACTGTTGCTAAGGGATTTGCAAAAAGACCAAATACATTAGATGGATACACCCCGGTTAACAAGAAAATGCTTACAGGCTTGTTTGTGAGAGACAGTGTTAACGCCTATGGACAGCAAATAAAGCTTGACCCTGAACTTGTTGATGGTAATGATGTCTCGGTGAGAATGAGCGTTGGAATGTCAACAGGAGATATTGCAGTTACAGTAGCGAATTATGGAAGTGCATTAAGTGGAGAGCAAACAATAGTAGCACATGTACCTGAATCAACTTGGGCATATAACCAGTACAAAAATGAGTACAACTTACATAGCGGTTCAAATTCGATACTTGTGGAGCGCTTAAACCAGCAAAGGAGAATTGAAAGAACAGCTTCATTAGGCGATGCAATATCTACAGGTGCAGGGGTTGCTGGCTCGATAGTAGGTTCTATTGCTAGTGGAAACTTAGTTGGTGGTGCACAAGGTGCTGCCAATGTTGTTAATATTGCAAGAAGAATCGGAACTGTACAACAGTATGTTGGTGGTTTTGACGAAATATCGCAAGCATTGCAGGCAATGCAGGAAAGCTATAATGCACCTACAGTTGGAAATGTAGCAAGTGGTTCACCTTTCATTACAGGTGGTTATACAAGCTTTGTATTCGGTTATATAACTCCACCTTATCAGTTAGCATATCTTTACGACAGATACCTAACTGTTTACGGCTACCAGCAGAACAATTATTTCGTTCCAAATCTTCATGTACGTAAAACTTGGACATATATAAAAGTTCAAGATTTAAGAGCAAGTGGGGCATTTCCTGATGAAGATATGAGTGAAATAAGGTCTGCTTTCAATAGAGGTATTTTCTTTTGGGATTACACCAAAAGATTTGGAGACTTTAGCCAAGATAACAAACTGTGAGGTAAGTTATGGCAACATGGGATGAACTAATTCAAAGTTTCTCTGATGGTGCTGGTACGCTTACCATCAAGCCTAAGTCAGCCAGCAGTTACAAAGATGATGTTGACTATATTAAACGTCATGCAGCACATACAGGCATTCAGTTACCAAACATTCCTTTCCCTTGCAACAATCATGATTATTCCGTAATAGATTTGGCCAACAGTGGAAAGACAAGCTGGGATGCCGTTAAGGCTGAACTTACGAATTACCCAGCTGTGTATGCAACCATTAAAGGTTATCCTGCAAATGATTGGTTTTACGACTTAAAGTATATTTCAGATATGTCAGGTGTTCCAATCTCTAGAATACGAGAGTTGAACCCTGCTATCTTTGGGAATGTTACGATTCTTAGCACAAACTTAGAGAATGAATACATTCCTATTCTACTGAAAGAGGAACAACAGCCACCAGAGCCAGAGCCACTTACAGATTATTATGAATCTGATAGTGATACTGATTGCTACTATTATCCTGTCAAACCAATGGATGATACAGGAAAAGGTTTGGTTCCTAAAGGTTACAGATTACCATTTAAGGAAGATTTGGGTATTCTTAGCGATGGTCAGCACTGGGCGCATGTAACCATCTTTAATCCACCCGCTGATGTTTATGTTATAGTTTCCGAGGGTATCGGGCATTTAGTTCTTAGTGGCGAACCAAATCCGCCTGTTCCTGACCCAGATGTTCCAGCAAGTAACGACTTCACCTTGGCAAACAATGCTCGACCTTTGCCTGCTGGTTCTTACTACGTTTCACAGGAGTTCGGTAACGCTGGACACAGAGGAATTGACCTTAGCACACGAAAGACGCCCGGTATTCCTGTTTACTGTGTTCAGGCTGGTGTAGTTACAACGGTTCAGGCATGGAATGGTCATTCAACGGGTGGCGCGCAAAGTTGGGGAAATATGGTTTTGGTCAACCATGGTGTTACAAACGGAGTAGCTTATACTACCCGATACGCACACTTGGCTACTGTTCCTAATCTAAATGTTGGGCAAATGGTGACTAAAGGTCAGCAATTTTCTACAGCAGGTGCAACCGGTAATGTAACAGGTATTCATCTGCATTTGGAAGTAACAGCAAATGGAACCCTTGTTAATCCTAGGAATTATGTTCCTATCTAAGGTGGTGATAACTTGTACAATTATGATTCAGAACTCCCTAGTTTACATAAGAATGACCAGTCGTATATGGACTACTGGTATCGGCTTAAAGGTTTGGCTACCACAATGTTTGAATGGAAAGGCTTGCCTGAAACGGTTTCAGAGCGTTATTTGGAGGATTGTCTATTCTACTTTGGTTCTGCCGTGTTCTTCTACGATGATGCTTTAGGCTGGTTGGCACTGCAAGGTGCAAGAGAAGGTGTCAATGTTTACGGTGATCCTACTAAAATTAGACCTATTAGTGCCGTAAAGACATTCGATGCCTATGACCTGGATGATTGCGTTCTTATTAAGAACACATGGGATATGTTCCCTACTATTGTCACGACTTCTCGTTATGCTGAATCCCTTTGGGATATTGATGTTAGCCGAAATGTAAATATTAAGGCGCAGAAAACCCCTGTATTGATTACAACTGACGATAAACAGCTGGTAACGATGCAGAATGTTTACAAGAAGTATAACGGTAACGACCCAGTTATCTTTGCAAACAAAAATACCCTCGATCCTAACTCCGTTCGTGTTCTCAGAACCGATGCTCCGTTTGTGGCTGCACAGCTACAGGATATGAAGCTAAGTATTTACAATGAATACCTTACTATGCTTGGAATTGCTAAAGCTAATCAAGATAAAAAGGAAAGATTTGTAACTCAGGAAGTTGAACAGTATGAGCGCGAAGCCAACAGCATGGCAAATATCTTGCTTACCCCTCGCAAAGAAGCAGCTAAGTTAATGAGCGAACTGTCTGGTTACGATATTACTGTTGACCTGCGCGCAGATGTCGATACTGCTTATCCGTTCTACGCTACATCTGTTTCCGAATCCTCTGCCGTTCAGACTATTTCTAGTGGAACTGTTCGTAAGGGCACTGCGTCTGGCTCTGGTTCCCCTAGGAATCCTGATGCTACCAATTCTTAATATAAGTTGAGGTGATTATATTGGATATTAACACTCTTGATGGTTTTGAATTTATGGAAGGCGATTGTAAGTGCCATCTAGCTTATGGTTTGGCATCTACAATTAACGATACCATGGAAATTCATCTGGCTGTTGAGTTCGATGAAAACAAAGTCATTGCAGGTGGCTCTGGTATTACTCCCTTTAGGTTCTTTGCTCCTGAAATTTGTAATCCTCAGGTTAGCATTTGCCTTAATCAGGTTCCTGCTGCATTGAAGATTACAGATACTCTAAGTATTGAGCTTCACAAGGGAACCATGGGTGTTAAAACTGCGGTTCACCTCAGTAACCAGAGTTCTACTGCACCTAATTACAACATTGTTGACGGTGATGTTTACATCTTTAGTTTCCTATTCAAACTTATGTAAGGTGGTGCTATCATGGCTAAGTATACCATTGAGTTAAATGCACTCCTTAGGACTGGTTACGACATCGGTCTTAAAGATTACCCTATCCCAAGCTTCGCTGATGAAGCATGGAGAACTCAGCTAAACAATAAGATTATTAATCATTACCGTTATAGGGAAATCGGTCACACAGCACCTGACCGATGGAAACTTTACCTTAATAACACGATGAACGAAATAATGCCTGTCAAAAACATGATGTTTGAGGCATTGGCTAAGAATTGGGAATTCAACACAGGTGCTGACTTTAGCGAAGTAATCGAAGAAAATAGTAAACTGAATAGCGCCTCCACAGGTAAGACCGATGCAAGTGCCACAGGAAATAGTTCAAGCAATGGTTACAGTTTGCAAGTTAATTCTGACACTCCCGGGCAGTTGCTTAATGTAGAATCGGAAATAGAAGCAAACACTTATGCAAGCAGTGCAAGCAAAAACAAGAGCAATGCAAGCGGAACAACGCAGTCGAACTCTACATCTAGCAGTGAATCAACCGGAAACAGCACAGGGGAACGCTCCCTTACCAGAACTAAGAGAGGTGCTCCCTACCGTTCTAATGCTTCTTTGTATAAAGAGTACATTGAAGCAATCAACAATGTCGATATGGAAATTATTGACGCACTTGAACCCTGTTTTATGGGTATATTTTAAGGAGTGATTCTATATGATTATTGGTATTATGGATTCTAAGATTACTGTTAAAAAGGACACTAGCTTTACCCTTAATGATTCCGCGCATATTCAGGGTTTGATTACCCCCAGTGAGGTTACTCAGGCAACTGATAAAGTATTGGCGATTCTACTTCCCGAGAAATACGGTTCCACCTTTAAGGTCAGCATTGGCGGTACTCAGGTTGACGCAATTTGGGATGACTCTGAGGGTGCATACATTATTAAGGCTGCACTTACTGCTGAAGATTTGATTGTATCTGCTGACTTGCAGCAGGTTTAAGGAGTGATTGCTTATGGCAAATAAACCAACCCCAGCTGATTTTAGCCCTACTGTACCTAACTTTCCTGTAATTGGACAATATCAGCCTGTTTACGGTAAGTTTGATTTGACTACTTATATTCAGGGTGCGTCTGACTATGAAATCATGGCTTTCCTTGTACAGTGTTATAATGCTACACTTAAAGGTTATAGCGATGTAACTCAGCTTTCCAAAGATACTGTTACGGCTTACAATCAGCTGCAAACGTGGGTAAACACTTGGTTTGCAGAACTTGATGTGCAGCAGGAAATTAACAACAAACTGCAATCTATGTATGAAGCAGGAACACTCGCTAATGCTATCGCACAGAGTGGTTCTATTCCCCCAGCTGTGGCGCAATACCTTAACTCTGAGGAAGGTACTCAAAATCTTTCCAGAGTAACAGCAGACAAGATTGATTCTATGGCTACTGATGGTTCGTTAGCTGATGTTATTGCACAGACAAACAAAATTCCTGATGCTGTAAAACAATACCTTGACAGCATTGATGGCACCAAAAATTTGTCCGATGTTACTGCCAAAAAGATTGAGGAAATGGCAGCAACTGGTACATTGGGAACGGTAATTAATAAGACAGGAACCGTACAAAGCACCACAACAAATTGGCTACAACAGAATGTAACGCCAACAGGTAGCGCAGTTGTAGTTGATAAATCTCTTACGATTGAGGGGGCAGCAGCAGACTCAAAAGTTGTAGGGAATAACATTTATTCACTAAAGAAAGATTTAACAGAAATTTCCGAACAAAAATCAGACATGGATGGCATTACTAATTTATTTAATTGGGTTAATGGCGCTTACACCGTTGAGTCTAATAGATTGGTGTTTAATGCTAATAATAAACACGCGATTGCAACACCGATTGCAGTAAGCGTTAAGAACGCGAGTTATATCAAAATATCAGATTTTGAAACTTACAAATATTCATTTGCAATAACATACGGCACTGATAATTGGTATTATACAAGCGCCACTTCAAATCCATTTAATATTCCGAAAAATGTGACTGCTCTTGTTGTCACTGTCGGTAGACGCGATAATGAAGTAATAACGGGTTCTGACCTAGCATCTGTCAGCTGTGCTATTATCAGCGATAACAAATTTAATCACCTTGTTACGCTCACCGAGCTATTCTCAATGCCTAAGACGATTGAAAGTATAATTGAGAACACTCAAACGGATACATCTGCTGACGCTTTTTTAATCAACAAAAATGTTAGTATGGATACGAATAATGCGAAAGGACTATTTTCCAAAAGGATTGGTGGAGTCGGTTCAATTACGTTTACAGATTGGTTGCCTTCCAAACAACTATCTAATACCTTTAACGTACAGCAAGATAGCGACTATATATATAAATGTATGCACTTTCCTCATGATGGAACTTATCCTAACTTAGAAGAGCAAGACCCGAATATTATTGATGTTGAACCTTTGCCTTTCAAACTCCCGATTGGTGCTATATATGTCAACACCGATGTGGCAGACGAATTTAATGGTTTAATACGAATTATTGCGTTCAATATGTTCGGGTATAAAAATGGGCACTGGTATGAAATAGATAATAGCAATATCAGTTGGGCACAAATTTATAAGCTGCCTTGGGGCACCAGTGGAGGAACGAATATCCCATTCACTTATCAGCACGGAACCGTTCTTATCAACCTAGTAAATCACAAACTAACGAAGGATAATACGTTGCACTTTGGCACACGTAATACTTATTCTACAGGATTTGACTATTACATTGTTAAAGCTATTGTTAAGTGCAACAAGGCTTCTTGTGGGCTTAAAATATCAGTTGACAGCCGTGATGATATTAGTGGTTCTCCAACACAAATTATTAATTCCAGAACGTTTGCATTATCTAATAACACCGTTCTAACTGCATTTGCGCACAATATCCCAGATTCCGTGTATAGTAATGTAATCACCAATTTCGACAATTACGTGAGACTGAAAGTGCCGCATTATTACTGTGGTCGAGTACAAATTAACGGTTTTATTATCAATCTGCTAAAAGGAAAAAACTCTGTAACGACCATAAAAGATTTGTATTCTGACGAAGAAGTTAAAATCACAATTAACGATGGCTCTGTCAATACTAGCGACAATAATAATTTAATCGTAGTTACTGAACACTCTTCTCGTATTGATGTAACTGCTAAAAAAGATATTTTTCTCAGTGCAATAGTGTCAAACACCGATGCAGTTGCAAACTATAATTTTGATTTAATATAAAAATAAAGTGACGGGTTATAAAGTCGTTACTCAAAATGTCATTGAACTTGGATACTGGAACTAGTTAACTGAAGATGGCTTAGTAAATTTAAGCAAATACATTAATCCCTACGGTTAATCCGTAGGGATTTCTTTTATTTACATAAGATATCTCTTATGGTGTCAATATCTTCATACTTTTCCAGTGTGAACGAAAGATTTTGATAGTTTTTGTAAATATTTGTGTATTCTGCAATATAATTTCTGAAGGAGAAAGCCCGATAAAATCTAACAGCTGTAATTGATGGAATATTCTTCAATACAGCCCTTTCTCCAATCCACCTTACACTGTGTCCCTTAACTGTTCCTGCGTGAGTTCTAAACAGGTTAGCTTTACATGCAGCAGACTGACAAATATAATCTGGCCCTAACCAAAGCATTGGATTGGTACGCCTACCATTCAAAATTACCTCTAAGTGTAGATGAGGGCCAGTAACATTTCCTGTTGCACCTGTAACACCAATTTGCTTACCATAGTTAATCTTATCCCCACATTTCACGATGATACTCGACAAATGTGCATATCTAGTCACTAGGGTTCTTCCTTTATAATCTTCGTGAGTAACCTCAACCATGTTTCCGTAAGATTGCATTGACTTAACGCTAACTGTCTTGCCATCCCAATACTGAACTCTAGATACTACGCCAGGTTCACATGGGAACAATGGCAGCTTATTGCATTTAATGTCAATACCATTGTGGTTAGTACCATCCGAGTAAACCCAAGCTTGGTTGATTACGATATTACCCTTTATAGGCCAGAAAAGTAAACGTTCGTTATTTGACAGAAGCATTGTTATTCCCTCTTTAATCGCTCATAGTAATGTTAAAAATATCTTTAACAAACAACATTCCAGAATATTCATATCTCAAATTCTTTACCACATCATCACTTTTAAACTTCTTTGAAATGTTAATTTCATGTGTCTTTAGTTCAAGTTCATGATTTAAAGAATCTATAAAAAGGTCCAACTTTCTACTTGTTTCTTTCAACTTACTATATTCATCAAGCGTTAAAACAACATACATACAATCACCTCAAGTAATTTTGAAAGTAGTATCTTCAAGAACGATACCGCCGTCAACATGCTTAGGGATAAGTTTACCTGTGTAAACTGCACCCACTTTAAAATTATCAAATGTAACCTGACTGTGGCAAGCCTTTGGCATACCAGCACAAGTTACTTTTAGAGACAATTCATCTTCCTTAATAATAGTTCCATCACATCCATATTCAATGTATGTTTTCGCCCTAAGGAATTTCGCCTTTACGAATGTTGATTCATGTTTCCATGCACCTAGTTCATAAGGGTCAACCCAAAGTCCGTCAGGCTCGTGAAGTCCTACTAAGTGCAGGGAATCCGTGTCAGCATAAGCAAACCTATCGTAAACGGCCTGAGCAGACCTTATTGTTACATTTCTGGCGTAAGCTGTCACGAAACAGGCAACTGGAATATATACCGGATTTCGTAAAGTTCGTTCACCTCGCTTATAGTGAACTATTCCGTCCTCAAGAACTGGGTATTTACCTGTACCGTCTGTGTTTGTTCCGAATTTACCATAAAGGTTATTGTTCATAAGCTTAGCCAAGGCTCGTTTGCTTGGGTTCTTATCTTTTGCAGCATCCATTTTTTCCTGATTCCAGTGGTCAATATAATCATCGAACAAACCTATTTTTTGGTGGAATTTCATTCCATCTATTGGCCTGTATGTGATTACATCATAGTGGTCGAAAAATAATTTAAGGTCAACGCTTGTGAGGGTAAGTTCAACAAGTTCTCCCCTGCTGGATTCAAGATAATCCGTAGGACTAAAACTAGAGAAATTATTCTTAACCTGAATGGTCGGAAGGTGGTCTTTCTTAACTTCAAACTCTGCGAATAAGTGTTGGACATATAACGGCATTTCTGGGTCATCTTTGTACTCTCCTTTAAAGTATACTGGTTTTCCAACTGGATAAGGATTGTTATGGTCACGCATTTGAGATGGATAAAGGGAATTTACATCCAGCACAATTCCCTCTTTAAGAATCTTACCTTTATACTTAGGAGCACAATATACGAAACCACCCTTGTAGGCTTTACGGATAAAGGCATCCTGCGCAGGGGTAACTAATGGAAACAGTTGTTGAAAATCAGTTTTGTTATTTAACGTTGTCTTGTAATTGTGCAGGGCGTTGGAACCAATGGTAAGTTTAGACATTCCTCGCTTTAGCATATAATTCAATGCCATTGCCATTATTAGTGTATCGTATATTACATATTCTTTTTCTTCGTCTGTTAATACATGACCAACTGGCCTATACGCTTTGTAGTCAATCTCTAGTTTTCTTATCTTCTTTCCGTCTAACTCCAAGTCGAAATCTTTAGCTATCTTTTCAACTTTGAAAGGTAACAGCTTCAAGCTGTCATTAATCTGTACAATAACACCTTTGTGAAAACAAATTGTTATGCGGTAAAGCTGTCCCATGTCAGACATAAGAATATTGAATGTTTTTGGCTTCATCTTCTTTGTTGAAAGAACATGCTCATAATCATTCTTTAACAGATAGCTAATAAGGAAATCTCCGTCAAACTTTAGATTGTGGAAGAATCCTTTGCAGCTGTGTCGTGAAATCTCCTGAATGAAAGATTCCATGTCGTTTCCTGTGGTAACATCAGAGTAGTTAAAGACATTAACCTGCGACCACGCCCATACGCGAGTAGGAGACTGGACTAATGTCTCAAAATCCCAGCTGTATGTTAGTGGTATCATAAGTGATTACTCCCAAACTCCAAACTCTGTATTCCAACTTAACCCTAATGTGCCCATGTATTCATCTATTTCATCTGTAGATGGCAAGCCAATTTCAGTATCCGAACCATACTTAAACTTAATCCTATCTTCATCGTTTGCAAATGCCTGTAACTGGTCATGTGTCATAGCTCTAAGACGCACTCTAGTTCCACCTTGGTACAGGTTGTTCTTTTTGGCAGATTCAATGTAATTATCAATATATCTATCATCAAGTTGCGAGCGTCTGCCAAGTGTTCCATAACTGTACTGTGTTGCTAGCAACTCCTTAAATCGCGTCTTGTCTCTAGCCTCCAAAGCATTTATTGCTTGCCTTGATTGCAGTGTCTTTTCTTTAAGGTGAGCTGGTTGAATCTCAATATCACTTTTTCTGATAAGCCCAGCCTTAGCCTGCATAACTTCCATAGCTTTATACTGCTCGTTTGACGCTATATCCGTGTTAATCTTAGCCTGAAATTCTCCACGAATTTCCTGATACAACATGGCATCACCACGATTAACATTAAATTCTTCGGCAGCTGAAGCTGACTTCCTGAAACTCTCTACATTATAAGACTGATAATAAGCAATAAGAGTTTGCACTTCTTCGCTAGACCCAGGCTTAAACTTTGCTACTCCTATACGTTCTTCTCCATTGGATATGTACTTCGGTGGTTTAAGCACTTCTCCAATCTTATGCGGTAATACAGAGCTAGTGAACTCTTTTCCTAATAACTTTCGCGCCTTTCGTTCCGTCGTACGAAAACTGGCGAGGGCTTTATTAAGCTCTCGCCTTTCTTCTTTAGACAGTTTATATTCTGCCATATAATCACCAACTTTCTAAAGGCGCGACATGCATCTTATCCTGTATGTTATTGTTCATTTGCTATGGTTAATCAGACTAACCACGCGCCTAGCTAAGTTAATTACTTGTAGAACTTCTCATCAATGGTCAGGGTCAGGATGCGATTACTTCCCTTGGTAATCTGACCAACCTTAAGAGGAATGGGGACATCCCAGTGCTTCATACCGAACAGGCCATACAGACGAGTGATAGCATTATAGATGCCCTTAGAGACAGAAACGTAAGAGTGACCATCCTTATCAATAAGGATAACACGGGGTGCTTTCTCCATCTCACCAGTCAGTTCATTCTTAACCTCGACAATCTCTGCATAGCTATCACAGACATCAATGGTCATATTAACAATGTCCTGTAGACGCTTCTCGGGGTTGGAAACGATGTTATAGAACTTAGCCATCTCGGCCGGGGTCTTGGCAGAGAAAGTGCAGATAGAGGAAACGGCATCAGAGTTGGGATTGTACAGAGCGAGTTCAGACATAATAAATTCTCCTTTAATTTGTAAGGTGTTGTTTGTTAAGGTAAGGTTTACTCAGCATCTTTCTGCTGACTTACGTGGCGCTGAACAGGTTTAGAATTGTTATAGAAATCCATAACTTCCATACCACGAAGTTCTTCTTCGGTTTCAACAGCCGTAACAAACGGAGTAAAGCCGAGCTTCTTAGTAAGCACCTTAGTTGCACTTTCTTTATCATGCTCACCGTCAATTTGAGTCACATCCTCTACTTTTGCAGGATTGCCATGTTCATCTGCGGTGAGATACGAATAGTCAACCTTCGTCGTTACGAACGTTCGAGTGATAAGTTTTGCCATGATTGTTACTCCTTTCTAAGTAACCGTTAAATTTATTAGTGCTATCTGCACTATGGTGGTAGGATGCTTTCTTCCCTTGGCCTACCAACTCCAAGCATTATGTAATAAATGTTACCCTTACCTTATATGTGATAAAGTAATTGTAGCACTAACGATAGCGCATTTATTATGAAAGGCGCAGTCATAGCAGCGTATTTCAGGGTCTGTATTCGGGCATTTATATAATTCAATAGCCAAAGCAATCATTTTATTATATTTTCCCAGCCATTGCTCACTCGACATAAGCTTTATACACTCCTTTCTTCCTAAGTTCCAGCATCGTTCTTATATTCCAACAATGCCTAAACGAACCTTGGTTAATAATAACTGGCCCAAGATTTGTATCTGTCCAAAGAGTCCAGCCATCCTTAGCACTGTAATTAAGACTATACATTAGTTTCCCTTCCTATCGTAGAACTTATCAATAAGTTCATTTAACGATTCTTCGTGAGACTTGCCGAAACCAGAACAGATAAATGTTCTTCCTAAGGAACTTTCCCTGAACAGTTCATAATAAGGATTATCTCTTAACGGCTTATGCCTACGCACCATTTCAAACAATTCCCTATACAATCTATCCTTACCTGTAGCTATCGGAACCATAGTTCCTAAATCTGTCCTTTCGTATACCAATAACATACTGTTACTCCTTTACAAAATCTTCCATAGGGATTCTATAATCAATCCTATGAGCACCATCGTGTTCATGCCAGTTGCAACGCAGCCTAACTACATCCCAGCCGAAATTATCATGAAAAACTGTAAGAATATAAACCCTGCGTTTCTTAGGAGTAAGCTGAACCTGAATGACGGCCTTTTTCTTGCCGCCATCTTCGTAAGTTGTACACAGCTTGATTCTAGAATCTTTAACATCAATCATGTCTAACACTGCTTTCATTAAAATAGTAAGAATATTCTACCTTTTTGTTTTCTTCTGTTAAGCCAAGCTTATCAAGCCTTACAATAACTTCTTTGTAAGGTGGTAAAGCCTGTCGAAGCTTTATAAATGGGTAGTTATTCTTAGGCGTGTTCCTCAACATTGTGTGATGTACAACTGACATACTCTCATACACCTCTGTAACTGTTGCGTAATCATCATAAGGATTAACCTTAATCTTGAATACCTTTAACTTCATCATATTTGATGGGTCCTTTATTCAGTTGTCTTGCCTTTGGTCTATTATCATGATACAACAACAGAGCAGAAAATGCAATACCATTTGCATGGATATATGTTGCAAGATTCCATGCACTTTTGTTGGCACTATAATTAGGACTACAAACATTGATAAAAATTTAACAATGGGGTATGGTTACTTGACCAACCCGGGGA